GTAGCGCGCACCGCTCTGGTTGGTTGGGCGGTAGCGCGCACCGCTCTGGTTGGTTAGGCGGTAGCGCGCACCGCTGGCGTCCGTGGCCCGCAACGCCAGCGCGAGGGTGGCGGGACCTCCGCCTGCCGTGCTCCCCTCTCCCCACCACCACGACCAGAGGGGCCCGAACATCAGGCCGGGTCCACCGTCTGCAGCGGATTGCGGCTCGCGGCCGCGAAGCTGGCCACCCCGGTCCACAGCGGGGTGGTATCGTCGGTGTCGTAGATGGTAAACGCGCCGGTGCTCGGATCGACGCTCACCTTGTTGCGGATCGCCGCCATAGTATGTCCGACGGTGCGCGTGCCATCGCTGCCACCCGCGATATTGCGGGCGAGCAGGCTGTCGGCGATAGACGATCGCTCCCCAGCGGAGAGCACCATTGACGATCCGGGGACCGCGAGGTTATCCCGCAGCGCTTGGATCGCATCCGTGGCGGGATCGAACGTGCCGCCGATGTCGGTCGGCGTGGAGGCCGTCTTGCTCAGCGCCGCCTTGAAAAAACCGAGCACGGTGTTGACGCCGGAACCGGCGATCGCGCCGAGTCGCGCGATCAGGTTCCCGCTGTCGGCCTTCACCGCGGCGAGGTCGACCGAGACACTCGCCCCGGCCGGGGCGCCGAGCCGGGCGAAGCTGTCGCCGGTCTGCGCCGTGCCGCCGAGGGTGGAGCGGCTGGAGATCGCGGTATCGATGTTCGTTTTCAGCTGCAGACCGATGCTGTTGGCTGTGGCCACGGCCGAGGCAAGCACATTCCACAGCGCCTCGCGCTCGGCCGCACTCAGCGCCGCATTGATCACGCCGGCGGTGACATCGAGTTGCCCGGCACCGACGCCGGCCTGCACCGTCACCCGTCCTGCGCTCGTGTCCAGCTGGCCCGCGGCGGTCCCCTGCTGCACCTTGACGAGGCCCGACGTTAGATCGATCTGGCCGGCCGCCGTGCCGGGCTGAACGGTCTGCCCGCCGCTCGGATCGATGGCGCTGCTGCGGCCCGACGTCGCGGGGAATGCGAGGTCGTCGATCTGCCGGCTGCTCGTGTTCAGTGTGACACCGACATCCATCCACTCGGCACCGGCCGCGTCCGAGCACTGGACGATAATCATGTCGCCATTCATTTCAGCCGCGGTCAGAACGATCTTGACCCACTTACCACCAGCCGGAGTGACCGCCGGAAGATTCGTGCAGTTGGCGGCAGCACCACCATCGATAATGATCTTAAAGTCTCCGGCCGCAATCGTCGGGTTGACCCGAAAGATCGTCGAGTCCGCTTGTGACCTGAGAGCGACATATAGATCCGTCGCGGTGTTCTTCTTGGGAGGAGCGCTTACGCCAGCCATTGCCGACTCCTTGGGTTACGCCGACAGCGCGTAGTTCGGGACGTAGATCCCGCCACAGGGGAGCTGCAGCATCAGCTCCCCCTCATCCAGCGGTGGGCCGCCCGCAGCCTGCGTGGCGCCGGTGACCGTGCCCGTGTTGCCGTTGCCACTGTAATCCTGCTGGCTGCCGGCGCCTTCGTTGCCGAGCCGGTGGAACGCCTTCGCCACCACCCCGCCGACCGTGACACGGGGACGGAGCTGCCAGCTCTGGATGTCGGCCAGCGACAGGACGGCGCCGAACAGCGCGACCTGCGCCACGTCCCCCTGGATAGCAACCGTGAATGCGCTGTTGTTCCCCCAGATCAGGTCCGCCGCGGCGTCGGCGGAGAATGCCCCACTGCCATCCGTGGCCGACAGGGCACGGGCGGTGGCCGGCGTGGTTAGGCTGCCGCCGTAGATCCCCATCAGGGCGCCGGCGCCCGCGGCCTGATCCAGCGTCGCGGCGAGGAACCGCCATGCACCGGTGGTGGCGAGCGGGGTGTCGGTGGTGGTGTACGTGGTGTCGGCGGTCGCCCTGTCCGCAAAGAACTGCACGTCTCCCGCCGTTCCGGAGAGGCCGAGGAACCAGCCCGCACCGGCCGTCCGCTTGCTCGCGAATGTCCGGTTGCTCGTGAGCGTCGTTATCCGGACCCAGCAGAGGAGTGTCAGTGCCGTCAGGTTGTCGATGCCCGCGGCCGATCCATCGTTGACCCGGGTACTGGTGGTGGCGCCGAAGGTGAGTGCCATCAGGGCTCTCCGACGCAGCGGTCCATGGCGATCATGGCCGGTACGCCACTTCCAGCGGGCGCGGCGACGTTGCCTGCAGCCCCAGCTTCGCCTGACAGAACGGCGAGGCATCCCACGACGACGGCGTGATCGTGCTCCCGCCGCTCGTGGTCAGCGTGGCGCATATCGTGTCCATGGCGAGTTGTCGCAGCGGGCTGGCCGGGCTCACCCGGGCGGCTGAGTCGCCGCCGAGTGTGCCAAGCCGGGAGAACGTCACCGCATGGACCCGGAGCGCCTGCGCGATCTGGGTGCCGTAGTTATAGGCGCAGCCTCGATGTGGGGTGCCCGCGTTCCAGCTCGACAGCCGCACGCCGACGAATTGCATCGTGTCCACCAGATCCACGCTGCGAATCCCGACCTTGCCATCCTTAAACTTGAACGCCACGCACAGCGACGGATTGGCGTTGACCGCGAACCGCAGCCCAGCGAGTGGGGCATCGGTGATCGGGATCATCCCGAACACCGTCAGGGAATCCGGCGTCACGTTGGGCGGAATCACGGGCCGAGTATAGAGTTTCGTGGAACAGGCGAACGTGGTCGCCTGCCCCTTGCGCCAGGCCGTTGGGCAGGCCGAGACCGTGGTGGTGTCGCCGTCGAGCATGGCCGGGATGGGAACCAGCTTCGCCGGCCCCCACACCAGCGGCGCGCCGTTCGCCGGCGCCATCCGCGTAATCCGCACCGACGCGGCACGCGCGGCGGAAAACAGGTAGGCCACGGAATCAGCCGACCCGGTGACTTTGGCGAACTGATGCACCGTCAGCGTGTCGCCGACGGCGGTGACGAAGACATCCTCGCCCCGCACCTCAGCGGCGGCCGGGGTCGGCGCGCAACCGTTCGCCGGCAGGAGCAGCGGCAGCGCGAGCAGGGCGAGCCGGGCGAGCCGGCGCATCACTTGCCCTTCCGCACGGCGTGGATGCCGATCGCGGCGAGCCCATTGAGCAGGCCGAGAACCGCCACCTGATCCCAGGCATGGACATCGAGCGGGAGCGGGGCCCCCGTGAGCGCCGCCAGCGTGGTCACGCCGACGCCGACCACGACCGCCACGATCTGCTGGATGAACCGCGACTGATCGTCAATGAACGTGAGGACCTTCTTGAGCAGGGACAGCGCCAGCGTCGCCAGCGCGGGCAGAGCAATCGTCATGAGTCCGGTGATGAGTTCCACGTGCAACCTCCCTCAATCGTTAGACGTGATCCTTCCAGTGCCTGTGCTCGCGCCACTGGTACCGCTCCAGGTGATCCGCATCGTTCCACGCCTTGCCGCTCTTGAGGCGCGGATGCCGGTGCGCCGCCTCGAACAACCAGAGCCACGCCGCGTGGCGGGTATCCCAATCCGGTTGCAGTCCCGGGGCCGGGCTCGCGTCCGGCACTAGGTCAATCGCGAGCCCGTATTCGTGCGGTGACCGGCCGGGCGGGGCCGCTTTCGGTCCGCCGGCGAGATGCGCGGCATACAGCGCCGTCTGCTCCTGTCCAGTCCGGTGGCCGTGCAGGACGGTCCACGGGAACGCCGAGGGCACGAGCAGCGACTCCAGATCGGCGCGGAACACCGGCTCTAGTTTCGTCGGGTCCACACTCCGCCAGTCGAGAATCACGGCGCGCTCCCCGGCGGCGCCGCCGACTTGTCGTACTGGGTCCACGGCAGCCAAGTCGCAAAATCCTTCATCCACGCATCGAGAAACGGCGGCCGCAGGATCGCGAGCAGCAGCACCACCAGCGCGACGATCACCCCCACGGTGAAGTAGTCCTCCGACTCCCCGCGCCACCGGCCGATCAGCACATAGGCGGCGAGCAGCAGCAGCACCGCGCTCCCCATCCAGCGCCAGTAGGGGCCGATGTCCTGCGCCGGTGCGGGCCCCTGGGCGATCGGCATCACGGCACCTCGAGATTGAGTTTCCGCTCTAGCCGGGTGATCCGCCGCAAAATCTCCTGCTGCGCTCCCGCCGATCCATTCAGCAGGTCGGCGATATGCGCCAGGCGCAGCACGATCAGCGTGTCGTGTATGCTGGAGACGGCGGATTCTTGTCGCAGCGCGGAGTCGTGCTTGTCAATGGCCTCGATCCGCAGGGCGAGGTCCAGCTGATCGCGATGCTCACCGGTCCAGACGATCGCCGCCGTCGCCGAGAGGACGACCACGCCACCGAGTACGCCGAGCATCCATAGAATCACCCGCCGCTGCAGGGTCGCTACGTCGTTCACGTCCATGACCTGCGCCTCGTGGTCATCTGTGGTGTGGACACGTACCGACGCGAGGAGCGCCGCGAGCGGTCCGAGGTGGGATGTCTCCATGTTACGTCGCCTCGCACGGGTGAAGGAATCGCCTACTCCACGAAAACACCGCGCCCCGCGCATTGGCATAGTCCCGTGGGGCGAGGTGTATGCGCCAGCGGTATGGGCTCATGGGGCGCCTCCGCCGAGGTCGTACGGGGCCGAACTCTGCACCGCCGAGACGCCATTGGTCGAGCCAGTTTTCGACTCGGTGGCGCGGTAATACCGCACAACGCCGTCGTTAGTAAGGTAGTCGGTTTTGCTATACACGGCCTTGTTTGTGACGCCGGCGACCGAGTAGATCGTGGCGAGGTTCACAGACATGCCGGCGTTCGTCGCCCGCTCGATGATCAGGGTGGACCCCGTGTTTTTCGCGGTCGCCTGCAGCGCGACGCCGTAGGAGGAGGACGGGTCAGTCGCCACGTTAGACGATCGCCAGCGTGGGGGCGGTGAGCGCGCCGCCGGTGAAGGCGGCTGGGGTGGCGAATGTGGTCGTGGCGAACGCGCTGCCGCCGGACAGCCCATCGAAAAACTTCACGTCCAGGGTGTAGGTATGGCTCGAGAGCGGGGTGTAGGGATTGAGCGTCATGGTGGTGGTGTTCGGCGTCAGTGTCGTCACCAGCGCCCCGTCGAGATAGATGCCGATGTGGAACGCGACCGATCCCGCTGGATTGGCCCAGGTCGCCACGATCGTTGAGGTGGTGAGGATCGTTGCCGGTGTCACCGCCAACCCGGTCGGGGCGCTGACCGTCGCCGTGTTCACGTATTTGGTGCCACTCGGCTGCACATAGGCCGACGGCAACCGCAGATCCGTGGTCGTCCCAGTCGAGGGCGCATGCACCGACCGCGCCTCGACGAACACCCGGACATTGCTCGGGAGGTTCGGCAGGCTGTAGGTGCCCGTGGCCCCGACCCGGAGTCCGAATGTCCAGCGGGCGTCGGTATCCGCTGGGGACGCGGTCAGCGTCTTGGTGGTGTCGATCAGGTAGCGGATCTCGACCGCATCGGTCTGCGCGTTCACCGTGACCACCGCGCTGACGCCGTGATTCGTGTTCCCGGTCTGCTGGGTCGGCGTGCCGATCGTCGGGATGTTGCAGACCGCGCCCGCGCCCGCGTCGATCGCCGTCCACCGCATCAGGTGATCCACCTCCTGCCGTCCGGTGATCTGAAAGAGCCGGGTATCGCCGCGCTTATTGATGCCGCTGGAGGGCAGCGCCGTCGCCGCAGCATAGCACCAGTCGCCGGGCCACAGCGCGATCAGCGCGGCCGTGCGCCGGGTGGTGAACGTCACCGCCACCGCGCCGGAGCCGAACATCGAGCGGTAGAGGGAGGCGACCTCGTCGGCCACGCCCCGGAAATAGAGTTCCGCCTGCTGCGCCACGCCGGTTGGGACGTCGAGCGCGTCCGTCGTGAACCGCAGGCCGAGGGCGTCCAGGGCCAGCGGCTTGGACCCGATCGCGATCGCCCGCGCGTCACCGAGCGAGAAATAGACGCTGGTGCTCGGCACCGAGGCCACGAGATTGGGCGGTATGGCCGGCACCGGCTCCTTGAGCGCCGCCACCGCGGCCGCGGTCAGCGTCACATCGGTGTAGCAGGTGACACTCAGCTCGGATACCGCCGCGCTCCGCCCCTGTCCCCACGTCGGGATCTCCTCAACGTTGATGTCGGCGTCCGCGATCGTGGGGATGCCCGCCAGCGCCGCCGCGGTCGGCAGCCGGCAATCGAACGGCACGAACCGTGACCGGGGCACCGACGATCCGTCGAGCACCGGCTGGAATCGGTACCCCACCCCGAGCACCTGGCCGAATTGTTTCTCGATGAAGTCAAAGCGGCGCCAGGGGCGGTCGATGATCCAGCGCGTGATGGGCAGCGTATTGCGGTTGGTCGCGGCGGCCAGCTTATCCCACAGACTCCCGGCCGTGGCATCGTACTCGATCGGGAACTTGGGGTCGCCCGCGTTTTTGCCCGCAGGAAACCACGGCGCGATCTTCTCGCCCGCGGTGTATAGCGCCGCGTATCTGCCATCGAGGATGTCCCCGAGAAACGTCATCGGATTAATGTCGGACACCATAACCGGCTGCGGCAGCGCCACCGTGGAGACCGCGCCGCCACCACCGAACAGAGGGACCACACGACCGAGGAAACCGGCATAGGCGGATGGAGCGAGCGGCGTCTGCGCCACCGGCTGCGCCGCCTGCGCGAGGCGGAGCGACAGCGTCAGCACCGTCGCGTTGGGCACCGTGCCGGTATCGAACGCGGTATAGAACGGATCAGACGTGGCCGCCGTGCCGTCGGGATTGACCAGCGCCGTCACCGCCAGCGACTGCACCGCGTAGTGGCCATCGGCCCGCAGGCCCGCTATCACCTGCGTCACCATCACGTCCTTGTTGGTGATCGCGGGTGAGACCGAGGAGAATCGGCAGCGCAGGAGCGAGGTCCGGCCGAGCACAAAACCCACCCCCGCCATTGTCTGCGCCACCAGCCCAAGCCCGGGGACTTTAATCGCGACGGCGGCAGACAGCGCCTGCGTGATGATATTCGCGCTCGTCGACTGGCTCGCCGCGTCCAGCGTGATAATCCGCACGACGGTGTTATTCGTGTTCACCGAGGCCCCGACCGATCCGCCGAGCAGCGCCTGCACCCCCACCTGCGCGTAGGCCCCCGTGAGTCCCAATGGAACCAGCGTCTGCGCCACCACGTTGCTCGCCGTGCTCGCGGGCGTCCCCGCGAAGCACTCCACGTCCAGATCGGCGGCGAAGTCGGGACCGCTGAACTGATACCACAGCGCGTCATCGAGGCTGGTGTCGTCAATGCGTCCCACGAAATGCGGGGTCCAGGTGGTCCCCCCGTCGGCGGACATCTCCAGATAGTATTTGCAGCCGAGCAGTTGGTTGCGGCCCCGGGCGTCGCCGAGGAACGCGGTGACCCAGCGTTCCAGTTGCGAGCGGTTGGTATTGGTCCGCACATCGAGCAGGGGCATCGTCGCCTGCCCGATCGTGACGCGCTTACTGAGGGGGTCGAACGTGCCGCGGTGGACGGTCGGTGTGCCGAGGTACGGTTTCCACCCGGAGAGGCTGGGGTGGGTTGTTACCTTGAATGCGTCGCTATGCACCGCCCCGGCGGCCGGCGTTAGGATTGTCACCTCGGTGACGTCCACCTGCCGCCCGGCGTAGACTGTCAGCCGGAAATGGTACGTGCTCACCGCTCAGACCGTGGTGAAGGGTGTTTGCGCGACCACTTCCACCTCGGCAGTATAGTCGGCATTCCCCTCCAGCGCCGGATCCCAGCCGAGCGTCGGCGTCCTGAGGTAGGCGTCGAGATAAGTGGTACAGGCCGAGCGATTCAGCGCGACCCGCAGGACCTGTTTGTCCCAGCCCGCCGCGAGCATGGCGCTGACGCTGACGTTGACGCTGACGGATTCATTCTCCCCGTGCCAGCCGGACACCACGCTCGGCGTGCCCCGGGCCGTGAGCGGCGCCCACGCCAGCCGCGCCTTCAGGGCGTACTCATCGCCGTAACTCCAAGCGTCTTCGGTGCCGGACGGCGCGATGCCCGCCCGGTAGCCGAGCTTCGGCCGCCGGAACGCGCGCGGCGCGCCGAGCAGGTCGAGCAGGCAGAGGTTGTTCAGGTAGTAGATCGTCGCGCCGGTGGAGGCGGCCAGGTTCCCCGCGCCGTGGAGTTCCAGTCGCGGCACGTTGCCCGAGATCCAGGGGCAGGTCACGAGCGCCGCGTACCACCCGCCCCCGAGCGCAGAACTGCCGACCACCGTCCCGCCGACGGTGCTGAACGTCGGCACCCCACCCGACCAGGTGGCGAAGACAATCAGCGGATAGATCAGCGTGGTGTTGTCTTTGACGGAGAAGCGCGACTGTGTCGCGGTATCCGCCTTCAGACAGACCACCCAATACAGGCTCGTGGTCGCAAGCGCGGGGAGCACCTTGAACCGTGACGAGAATCCGGCGACGTCGTTATCGTCGATCTTGTAGGCGGCCGTTCCCCCGAATGGGTCGGTTTGGCCTGCCGTGACCGTCGGCGTCGAGAAGTCAGCCCATGTGCCGGCGTTGATCGCTTCGGCGGTCCCGTAGGCGATCAACGGCAATCCGGGGCTCGCCATCAGCGGGTCTCGAAGATGAGGTGACGGCCCTGCGCCTGCCGGGCCACATCGGCGAAGAACTCCTGAAAGCCCGGGTCACTCGCGCGCAGCATCGCGCCCGCCGGGAGGATGACCGTGAGCGTGCTCGCCGCCTTGGCCGCTTCCTGGCTCGCGGTGAAGCGATCCGGTGACAGCGAGCCACCACCGCCGCCGAGCGAGCCGCCACCCCCAGATCCGCCCCGCGCGCCACCGCCGCCGCCGCCGCCTAACGACCCGGCGAACGCCACCAGCGCACCGCCCGCCGCGATCTCCTTCAAGCCGCCCGCGATCATCGCCGGGTTGAAATGGCCGATCCCCTTCGCCACCTGCGCCACACCGGACAGGATGTGGTGCTTGCCTTCCGCCGCCGCCTGCTGCGCGATCGCGTGCTTGATCGCCCGGCTGAGCGCACCGAACACCGTCTGCCCCTGCCCAATCGCCTCGAACATGCGGATGAAGTTGTCCGTCAGCGCCGTCACGGTTTCGCCCGCGATACGGCCGAGCGTCTGGTCGGTGTTCTCTAGCAGGGCATTGAACTCCTGCAGGGGGCCGGTGGCCGCGAGGAACGCATTGGCGAAGTTAGGCGGGCGGTCCGGACCGCCCTGGCCGATCCCGACGCCAGACCCTTGGGTTTCCACCCCTTCGCCGTTACCGGTGAACCCGATCTGCGGCCCCTGCGTCGCTGCCACTTGCGCGGCGTCGCTCCCCGGCACTGGCGCCGCGAGGATCTGGTTGCCGCGCCCGGTGGTGAGCCCCTCGTTGCGGCCCGCCAGCGCCTTCTCGATCGCCGCATACTCCGCCAGCGCCTTGGCCCGGTCCGACACTGAGACCGTCCCGTCATTCATCACCAGCGTCAGCGCCCGTTCCAGCGTGCTCAGGCGCGACAGGTCCTCGGCCGTCGCCTGCCGCGCGGTCGCGAGCGTCACCAGCGCGGCGACCTCCTTGCTGACCGCATCATCCAGGACGTTAAACGCCTTGCCCGGGACGGGGGGCGCTGACTGCGGGGACCGCGTCGGTGTCGGTACCGACAGCTTCCGCCCATGGCTGCGGTTGTAAATGTTCTGCAGTTCCTGATCGAGTTGCGCCGCCAGCCGGATGTGCTCCGCTTTGGCCTGTTGCACCATCTGATCGCCGACCTTGCGGAGCGCGACCCCGACATCCCCCGCGCCGATCTGCTGAAGAAAGTCGCCGAACGTCTGCGCCAGCGGCCCGAGCCCGCCCCGCGCCCGCTCGACCATCTGCCGCCAGCCGACCGCAATCTCGTCCGACAGTGCCTCCAGCCCCCCGCCCGCAGTGCGGATAACGTTGATCGGGGCCAGCACCGCGCTGCCGAGCACACTCGCCAGATTGCCAAGCACGGTCACCAGCGCGCCGATACTGTCGGCGTTCCGGGTGATCCACTGTTCCAACTCAATCAACTTCGTGGTGAGGGCGCTCACGGTGCCGCCCGCGCTGTCCGCTCCCAGGATCGCCCGGCCCAGCGACTCTTTCACTTCGCCCCACTGGTTGCTTAATACGGTCAGCCGGCCGGACAGCGTCGCCGCCTCCCCGGCCGCGAACCCGCTGAACCGATCCCGCATGAGCTGGATCGCGTCCGCCCCGTCCCGGACAACAATTCCCATCCGCGCGAGGCTGCCGGTGTTCCCCGCCAGCACCTTGCCCACCGCGGTCGCCGCCGTGCCCAGGTCGATATGCTTGGCCGCCGCGAGGTCTGCCGCGAGCTGCAGCGCGTTCATGGACCCGCTGACGTTCCCGGAGATCGTTATGAGGGTCGTCAGCGCCGCGCTCAGGTCGTCATCGGTATAGGTCGAGAGCCGCCGCACGCCGGCAATCGTCGCGTCGAGCAGCGGCTTGAGCCCGGCGTAGGATCCGCCGAGGTTGCTGATGGATTGGGCCAGTTGCTGGTTGGCGACCTCGGCCTTGTTCGCTTCCTCAATGCTCGACTTGAAAAACGCGCCGAGCGCCACCGCGCCTAACGTGGCGCCGAGGCCGACAAAGGCCGACTTGACCCGATCGCCAAACGAGACCACGCTCTCCCGCATCGTCCGCAGGCGGGAGCTGAAATCGTCTTTCGCGGTCAGTATAACTTCGAGCTTCTTGCTGGCCATCTCTTACCCCGGATAGGCTTCGCGCAGCGCCTCGCTCCGCATCGTGCTCGCCACCTGCTCCTGCGCCCAGACCATCGCGATCGCCGCCGCCATGTTCAGCCGGTCCATCGCCCGCAGCGCGGTCAGTGTCGCCGCGTAGCAGGCGAATACCCGCACCGGGATGAATCCGTCACCCGTCTCCCAGCGCGCCGGGCAGTGGTAGAGCCCCGGAAATGCGTGCTCCACCATGGCCCGCATCAGCCAGGGGGTGAGCTGACCGCCTCCGACGTGCTGTCCGGCGCGGGCGTCGATGCGCTCGCGTCCGCCGAGGAATCGCTCGCGGGCCTCGTCGGCGATGGTCCGGGCGACCGGGGCGCGCGGCCGGTCGCCTGGCAGACGAAAAAATCCGACAGCACCCGCTCCCGCACCGGCGGTGGCAACTGGTGGATCAGGCGGACGGGGTCGCCCTGCCAGCGGAACGGCAGGCGGTAGGGGAACGCGGCCCGCAGCACGGTGATCAGCGCCGCCTCCTGCGCCGCCTCCGGCAGCGTGCCCGCCGTGGCCGCCTCGACCGCAAGCTGGAACGTCCGCCAGGCGGGGTGGCTGATGGGCCGGGCGACATACGCCCGGCCGCTCAGCGTGACCGTGAACGGTTCGAGCGCCGCCCGTTCCGCGTCGGCGTCGATATGCATCAGTCGTTCGCGATGCTGATGTCGTCGTTGGAACCGGGCGTGCTGTTGTGGATCGAGCAGGTCACGTCCCAGAGCGGGACCGGACCATCCGCGCTTTTCTTGGCCTCGATCACCTGGCACTGCGGGAGCGTCCACTTCGTTCGATTGTACTGTGTGCCCCCCACCTGGAACGACACCGCGAACGCGGTGCCCGCCGTCCGGAGCGTGCGAGGATTGAACGTCGCGAATAGGCTCGCCTCCATCGTGAAGATGAGGACGGGTTTCCGCTCGCCCGGCTGAAAGCCCGCATGCGCCCCCGCCGCGTTCTGGTCAGGGTAGCGCTCCTGGATCATGCGGTTTCCCTTGACGTTGACCTTCCGGATCACCAGCGAGGACACCCCATTGACCACCATCACGAGCGGCGACGCGACCGGGGGGACGGGCGTCGCGGCATAGGTGATGCCGCTCCCGTAGGCGACCTCGGTCGGTTCGGCGTTGACGCGCCCACTGATCTGAAACGTCCAGATCGCCGGCTTGCCATCCGACGCCTCGTACTCCCAGTCCGCATAGATCATGTTCAGCGGGTACTTCACCCAGGTCGCCGCGGTCGTGACCTCGTCGTAGAGGTCCATCGACAGTGTCGTGGGAGCGGCGGTGAAGGGCGTAGGCGTATAGGTGATTTTCTCCGCGCCGCCACCGCCGCTGAACACCGCATCAAAACCCGCCGCCCGGCGGAGGAAGTGCGAATCTTTCGGGAACGCGGCGGCCGAATACGCCACGCCAAGTCCGCGATCCTCGATCTTGATCGGCAATCCCTTGACGGTCCGCCCCTGCGGCGCCACGCGGATCTGTTGGCCGGCGCTACCGGGCATAACGGGGCGCTCGCCATCGAATCCGTAGCTCTCATCGAAAACCGGCAGCTCGGCGACCTGCACGCCATCGGTCGCGATCGCCGGGGCGGTATAGGTGCCGGCTGTCGTCTCCACTTTGTTGGTCGCACCGTAGAGGACGAGACTTTTCGGGCTAGACATGCGTTACTCCTTGGCCGGCGCGGCCGGCGGGACAGGATGTCGGCGCGGCGGCGCGGCGTGGGCGGTGACGAATGCATCGACCGCCTCCGGGCCATCCGCTTCCACGGTCACGGGAATTTCCACGCGCCGGCCATCGGGGTAATCGACGAACTGGCCCATCATCCACCTCGGAGTTAGGGGGCGAGATCCCGCACGCGAAACGCGAGCAGCATCCCCCCGGTCATCACATTGTCGCCGATCGGATCCCACAGCGGCGCGATGTCGGCTGCCTCACCAAACCACACGACCACGCTGTTCATCGTCCGGGCGGTGTCGACCCCGTTCAGCCACGCGGTGATGCACCGTTCGACCGCGCGAAACGTGTAGTAGGCGTCGCGCGCGCCCGCCTTACTGTCTTTCTGTCGCGCCGCGTAGCGGATCAGCAGATGCACCGTGCCGTCCCGAACGCCCTGATGCTGATGCGCGTCGAGCCGGTTGCCGGCGTCATGCAGACCGACCAGCAGACAGGGGAACTGCGCGTCCAATTCCGGCAACTGCCCCCGCGCCGCGCTACTGTTCCGCGTCTCGTCGGTAATGAGTCCCAGCGTTGGCGGGATGGGGTCACCGGCGTCGAGCGGCACCGCCGCGAGCCGGGCATTCACGCCCGTCGTGCCATCCGTCAGAGCGTTAGTCAGGACCCGGATCGCCTCCAGCCTCACGCGGCCACCAGCGCCACGCGCAGCATGCCCGGATTGCCCGGATCGGCCAACACCTCGCGCACCAGGTAGCTGGTATCGGCCTGTCCTTTCGCCGCCTGCCAGCGCAGGATGACGGTCGCATCGCGGGCGGGCTGCGTGATCGCCCCGGCCCGATACCGCACCGCCGTGTCGAGCATCTGCGCGCTCTCGCGCAGGTAGTCCAGCGCCACCGTTTCCGCGTCATCGAAAAACGCCTGACATGATTCCGTCCCCGACACCAGTGTGACGACATCACCCTCGCAGGGCATGCCCTTGGCTATGTCGGCCATCATGGCGTCGAGCACCGGATCGTTCATCCGCCATGCACCATCGCCAGCAGCGGCGTCACGTCCGTCATCACATCAACGTTAGCCATAGTCCCCCCGTTATCGTGTTACCGTGACCGCCTGACCAGCGGGTCCCGCGTCTCCACCACGTCCGGTGGGGTCGGCAGCGGGGCCTCCCGCTCCTCCCCGGCACGCCGGGCACGCCCATCGAACAGCAGGGCGTACCCGAACGCATCGGGCACCTCGTGTGTCTCGCCAGGCTGGGCCACGGCGTCGCCGCCGAGCCCAACCCCGCGCAGGAACGTGACGCGCATCAGACCGGCCGCGCGTCCTTCATGATGCTAAACGCGGTCGGATAGAGCAGGGCAACATCCACCATCTGAATCGAGCTGAGCTTCACCTGTGACGGCCCGAGGCTGTACGGGTCCACCACCAACTGCATACTCGCCCACTCCCCGAGCACGGACTGGCTGAAATCGCCGCCGTAGATGTAGGACACGTCGGTCGACGAGCCCTTGGTGAGCGCGCTCGGCACGGCGCCCGACATGTAGCTCGGCATCCCGAGGATGCCGTTATCGCCTCGCCGGGTATCCCACAGCGGGGTATCCGTCGAGGTGAATCGCTGCGTCTGGACCAGCTTCGCCATGATGAGCGGATGCGTGATGTAGGAGAAATTGTCGGCCGGCACGTTAGCCGACGTCACATCCGAGAAGATCGCCATCAGATGCGCCAGCGTGGCCGCGAGTCCGTTGGTCCCGCCGACGGCGGACGCGCCGGTCCCGGCCGCGACCGAGATGCCGGTCGGCTGACCGGACGCGCCGGTGCCGGCGAGGACCGCCTTTTCCACCGCGACCGCGTGATTCTGCGCGATCTCGTTGCGGATCAGCGGTTCGAACGCCTCCTCGGACTGCTCGATCATTTTCCGGGACGCGATCAGCGAGTCCTGGTAGATTTTCGGCTGCAGTGTGATCGTGGTCAGCGCCCACGCCGAGTTGGCCTGGTTGGTTATTTCCGTCGCCTGCCAGCTGCCGGTGGACCCCGAGGTCTTGCGGACCCACTGGAAATCGCTGCGGAGGCCGGGCAGGTACTGCGTGCCCGCCTTGAGCGTGACCAGCCGCTCGCGGAACAGGTCGATGAACCCGGCGTAGTCCGTGAATTTCAGGAACCCGCCAGCCGAGTTCGTCGCTACCGTGAGCTCGTTCGCGCGCTTGGCATGCGCCGCGCCGGCGAACGCCGAGGCCTGCACCTGCCACGGCAGGAACACGCCGGCCGTCTCGCGGCCGTATGCCTTGGACAGATCGCGCGACACCTCCGACTCGAAGCCCGCGCTCTTGGGATCCAGCAGCCCCTTCAGCGCGCGGGTGATCGAGTACCGCTGGAACTCCTTGGCCGACAGCTCCGGCCCCTTGGGGCCGACGGGGGACGCCCCATTGTGGCGCTTGGCCACTTCGTCGTACAGCTCGATCCGCGCCTCGGAGACGCTGGTGCCCTTGCGGAGCCAGTCGCTCATGCGGCTCTGCGCGAACGGGCGCAGGGTGGGATCGGGCAGACCCGTGCCCGCCAGGGCCTCGAGGTCTGCGACGCGGGTGTCGGCGGCGGGCGGAGCGCCCGCAGCCGGGATAGTCACTTCACTCATACGAACCTCCGGTTTGACGCGCTCGATGATCCCGCTCGGAGTCGCCGCGTCGTCCGCGCTCCGCCCTACGCCGACCGTCACATCCGCCGGGATCGCGACTAACGACCCCTCCAGCGGCATCCAGCGCGTCGCCCGATAGATCGGGTTGGCCTGGTTTGTTTCGTCTACCGTCCACTCCGTGATCTGATACCCGATGCTGACGCCGGTGCGGATGCCGTCCTCGACGTCCGCTTTCACCGTCTGCGCCTCAGCGCTCCGGCTCCACCGCACCGTGCCGCGCAGCTTCCGGTCACCGCCGATCACGAGATCCTCGATGATGCCGACCTGCGCGCACGGGTCGTGATCCATCAGCAGCGCCAGTCCGGGCGTCGCGCGGGTCAGGTCCACCGCGCCCGCGTCGTGACTCAGAATCTCCGTGCCGAAATACCGCGCGATCGGCTCCTCACTGGAGAGCGCGAGGACGATCGCGCCCGCCGTGCCGTCAGGCGACGATGCGCGCTCGAGCTGCGCCGTTCGCCGCTGCGGCGTCAACGGCGGCGCTGACGGCTTCACTAACCTGGGTATTAACTCCGACATTTGTCTTCACCTCACGAACGAGAGTAAAGCCGTACACGGCCGCGAGCTGCTCGTCGCGGCGGTTCGCGATCAGCAGATCCTCGAAGTCGAGGCCCTGCTCGGCGGCCAACTGCGAGTAGCTGGTCTGGAACGTCGCCAGCGCCTCGCGGTTCGCCTCCATATCCTTGAGCGGGTCCACATACGGGAACCCGCGCGGCATCCACAGCGCGTCTAACGTGGCGCCGGGCGGCAGCGTGATCGTGCCGCGCAGCAGCGCGAGTTGGCTCCAGCGCGCGAACACCGGCCGACAGATCGATTCGATCACCAGCCCCTGCTCGGCGCGGTAATGGTCCCGCTCGCCGGTCACGCCCAGCCGACCCGAGGACCAGCTGGTCCCCTTCATGTCGCCGGTCAGGGTCGGATAGGAGTGGTTGAGGCCGGTGGCGATGCTGGTCGCGATGCTGGCGCAGAAATCGCCGAAGGCCTGCGTCGGGTGCTGCGGATCCCACTGCTGGAACTCGGTGTTGTGGGGCAGCTGGCTAATGACCCCCGCCTCCGCTTCCAGCGGCACGGCCACACGGGGATCCTCCCCACCGATCCCGAGTCCGTCGTCTTTGGTGACGAGGAATCCCATTTTGGCGGCGGCGGTGCGGGCGGCCACTAGCTCCGCCTCACGGTAACCGTTCAACATCCTCATCGAAAACATCACCGGCGCGAAATCGGGGTAGCCGCGGACCTGGTGCGGACGCAGGAGGCGGTAGTAATGCAGCATCCAGCCCGCGTCGATCGTCAGCGGTTCGCGGCGGTCGTAGTCGCTCACGACGTGATAGCTCACCGGCCGCCCGGCCGCGTCCTGCTCCACGCCGAGGATGATCGCGTTAGCCTCCCGCGACGACTGCCGGTCCTGTATCTGATTCATCAGGTCCGCATCCCAGAACTCCAGCGCGAGGCCGTCGGGATTGTCTTTGGTCGGGACCATGCGTATGAAGCACTCGCCGTCCCGCGCTCGCGTCCGCACGGCCAGGCGCAGCGCGTCCGTGAAGGACAGCCGCCCGTCGCGCATGCAGGACCCGCGCGCGGTCCACGCCAGCCACTGCGCCGCCACCTGTGCCGTGCGGACCTTATCGAGATTCCCCTGTCGGTCCCAGACGCGCGGCTCGCAGCGGATACCCTGCGACCCGATCACGTTGTCTGCCATCAGCGCGAGGTAGCGGGCCGCGAGCGGCTCGTTGCGCTCCAGCTCACGGCACCGCGCCCGGAGCCGCGTGAGGTCAACTTTCAGTTCGTTGTTCGCCGACACCATCGGCGCGAAGATCCAGTCCGCCACCAGCCGGCCACCCGTCGCGCCGGCGAAGTAGGTCCGCTGGGCGGGCGCGACCGCGCCCCGCACCCGCGCGAGGAGACGCTGGGCCCAGTTCACTGGTACGTGCCGAGGGCGGAGGTGGGGTCCGTGGGGCGGAACGTCACGGCCATGTGCCGCAAGCCGCCGCCGCTGATCTCGGCGCGGTACTGGTCGGCGTAGTACGCCAGCAGGAGCCGCAGTTCTCCGAGGTCGTTCTTGGTGTAGGCGCGGCCCTGCACCTGCGCGCTTTTCAGCCCACCCACCACCAGATCTTTGATCGCGGTGCGGATTAGAGCTACCATCGTCTGCGCGTGACTCTGGTAGCCGGTGGCGAGTTGGGCGGGGTCGGGCTGGACCAGCACGATGCCGGACAGGGCGGTGATGAAATCCGACGCCTTCGACACCTGCGCGTACCACCGCACCGGCTCCGGCTCTGGGCCATCCGCCGTGTCCTTCAGTTTCCGTGTATCGGCTGCGACCAGGGTGGTCCGCCACCCGCCGCCCTCCGTCGCCGCGACCACCTCGAATTGCGCCGTCCGCCCGAGAAAACGATAGGTCAGCGCCCAACCGTCCGTCGAGCTGAAACTCCCGTATTGGGCATGCGAAAGCGCGGGATCATCCCAGGTAGCGGAGTCCCCAGCGACCAACGCGACGGGCGCGTAGAGCGGGATTGTAGGCGGTGCCATGTGCTGGCACGATAGGACCGCCCCGGGCCGTACGCAAGGCACCAGGGGCGGGAGGTGTATGTGGGAGCGTTACGGGGTCGGGACGGTGAGTCGGAACGTGGAGAAACACCGACCGCCTGGCTCGCAGTGTTTCGGACCGCGCGCGAGGTAGCCGGCCGTGACCAGCGCCCGCAGCACGCTGCTCGCGGTGCATCGGCTTTTCATGCGGCCCCGCAGCGTTAGCCACAGCAGTTTGACCGGTCGGTCGTCATCCCAGGTCAGGGCCGGGTAGAGGACCATCAGCGCCCTCGCCTGGAGCGGGCTGATACGGGAATCGGCGGCGGCCCGGTCCAGGTAGGCGCCGCGGCGGCGGAGCGCGCCTAACTCGGCCAGCACTGCGCCGAGCGTGGCGGTCGCCGCCGCCACCCGGTCGGATAGCGCGTCCTCGTTCACCAGTCCTTCACCCGGTAGCTGTCGCGTCGGGCCGGCGCCGCCCGCGGGGGGGCGGTGGGCTTCGCCTCTGCCGTCAGCGCAGCGACCAGCTCCGCCAGTTGCCCCCGGACGGGTCCGAGCAACAGCAGCGCCGCCCGCGCCATACACGCGCAGTCCAGCGCCTCGACGCGGTCGTAGCGCCGCTGATAGACCCGCACCGCGCGTCGGTTGACGTACTTCGTTCGGGCGCTTTCGCCGGTGAGTTGGCGGACATACTCCTCATCCACGAACGGCAGGTGACAGTAGCCGGGGCCTAACGTCGGCACGTTGAGCCCGGAATAGACCGCGTCTTTCAGCGCCTCGGTGCCGAGCAGGAACAGGCGCACTTTCAGCCGCTTATTCTTGGACGGCGGGCTGATCGGCGCTTTGCCAGGCGTGCTCTCCCCTTTCGTCGCGAACACGTTCAGCCCCGGCCGCGCGCCGACGTAGCGGTACACCTCCTCGGTATGATGGCCGCCCGAGTCGATACAGGTCCCACGGATCTTCACCAGCGCCCCGCCGGCGTGCTGCCACGGCCGAGTGAGGATCGCATCGTGCTGCCTCCACACCTCCGGCTGTCCCGGATCGCCCCACAGCACCTCGTGCCGGATCAGGCCGTGCTCGCCGTCGGCGCCCCAGCCCCAGACCGAACATTCGAGCCGGTCGCCCTGCACGTCGGACCCCATCGTCAGCGCCCCGCACCACGCCGGCACCTCCGCCGCGTAGGTCTCGCGCCGCGCCAGCAGCGAGCCGTGCTCGACCGTCTCGCCCGCGTCCTCCCAGGTTTCCGCAAGCACGGTGTTGACAAAAACCTTGAGCAGTTCCGGCTTGCCTTGCGCCGAGATGAACTCCTCCGCCATCCGCGCCCAGGAGCTGAGCAGCGAGTACGCGGCCCAGATGTGGTAGCCGCGAAGCGCGCGGCCCGGCCGATCGGCGCGCCACTCCCCCCGCGCCACCATCCACGGTTTGTGGTCCTCACCGATCGCCTGCCCGCAGCCGGTTATCAGCTCGCCGTCGGCGCTGATGTCACCACAGAGGTAATGCGCCGTGCTCGCGTCGGCGTTGTCCCATCGGACGTTGCGCCAGACCAGTCGCTGGAAATGCCCGCAATGCGGGCAGGGGACGTAGTAGTGCCGCTGATCCGAGAATAGGAACAGCGCCTCGATTTTCGAGCTGCCCTTGTCCGTCGGCGTGCTCCCCGCGATCAGTTTGCGATCCCAGTAGTTCTGCGTGCGCTTTACGGCTAACGTCCATGGGTCGCCCTCATGCGCCCGGCCGCCCTTCGCGCTCATCGCGAACCCGTCAACCTCATCCCCGACCAGCACGCGGATCGATCGCCGCCGGAGACCAGCCGCCGCGTTGCTGCCCACCACCACGAGAAACCCGCCGCTGAACCGCTTGAACTGCATCGTATTCGAGGCATCGCGCCGCCCCGACTGGCGGACCTTGCCCCGCAACACCGGCGAGGCCCGCAGCATCGGGTCGAGGTTTTCCTTGCTCCACCCCTTCGCGTCCTCCACGGTCGGCTGCATAACCATCATTGCCGACGGCGCCTGGTGCATGTGAAACCCCACGACGTTACCCACCACGCCCTCGGTGTAGCCGACGCGCGCCGACTTCATCACCACCACCTGCTCGATCGCCGGATCGGTGCACGCGTCCAGCACCTCACGGAAGTACGGCGTACGCGCCATGCGGAACCGCCCCGCCTCCGGTGACCCCTCCGCCAGGTAGCGGTAGGTGTCGGCCCACTGACTGCCCGTCAGCTTCGGCGGCGGCGCGAAGATCGTCCGGCGCAACGTGCGTTCCCGGTCGCGGGCGGCGAGGTGTCCGGTCAGGGAGTCGAGGGCGGAGGTCATCGGGTGCCAGTGTTGCCGTTAGGCCAGACACCCCATCGGCCGGTGGTCATACCGCCTCCTCCGATTCAGGAATGTCCGCCCCCTCGCACAACTCCGCCAACATCGCCCGCACGTGATCGTCGATGATCGACTCCGCTTCGGTCGCGGTTTTCGCTGACAGCACCTCCGGCGCCAACTTTTTCTTCATCGCCTTCGCCTGTGCCGCCACCCGCTCAAACGCGGCGGCGATCTCCCGGGCGTACCGCTCGGTCGTCATCAAACGCCCTTGCTGCTCCGCCAGTTTCAGCTCGAGCAGCTCCGCTTTCGCGGCCTCCTGGCGTGCCTCCGAATCGGCGATCGGCGTCTTGTCCGGCTTCGCCGCGTCCCGCACCTTCCGCCGCTCGCGCTCCATCACCCAGACGTAAATCTCCGGCCAGAGGAATTTGTCACCCCGCCGGGGCAGCCCCTCGGTGACTAGCCGCGCGAGCGTCCGCTCGGGCATATCGCCCAGCTTCTCCCGCGCTTGCGCCCGGGTGAGGTGTTTCGAGGCCATCAGGCTAACCGCGCCAATGCCATAACGTTATGCGCTCCGGTTGTATAGCGATTGACAGATCTCTGCGCGGACCCGCATTCCAAAGCGCTGGGAGGACCCGAAAAAAAACCGAATGGACCGTTAGACGTATAACGCACTGTGCGTCACCGCGCCGTGGCCGTCGCCCTGTCCATGGCGGCGAGGATGAGCCGGTCCCAGTCGTTCGCGACCGCGCGCTCAACGGTCGAGGTGAATGCGAGGTTGGCGGGGATGGGCACCGACTTCTTGAATGCGTAGAGGACGCGGATCGAGCCGCCCGCGATCTCAACGTCTAACGTTCCGCCTTGGGCGCGTCGCCCGACGCGCTGGAGAATCAGGCCACCGCCGGCGCGCTTCACGGTGAAGGTGCGCTTGAGCCCCCGCAGACGCACCACGCCCTTTTTCGTGCGATAGGGACGGAGCTGCAGGGCACGGACGCGCATGCCGGCGATGATGACGTCGCTCTTGTTGCGCTTCACCGCGACCGGCACTGCGAGACTCGCGCCTCGCAGTGGCCGCTTCTCGCCCCCGCCCTCGAACTTCGAGAGCACGTCGCGCGCGGGATCGATTTGGATCACGCCCGTGAGCGTAGCCTTCGTCGCGAACGGGCTGACCTTAATCGAGCGGTCGATAAACACCGGCCGCCTGATCGTCATGGACTCGCGCAGGTGCGCCCGCTCGCGCTGTTGGGCCAGCTTGAGGGTGTCGTTGATGCCGGTCGCCAGTGCGAAGGGCGCCTGCCTGCTGAGGCTGGCGAACCACCCGAGCACCTCGGCGGCATCGACGTGGATCACGACGGGGCCGGTCACGATACCACCTGCAGCCGAGGCGGGCCGAGCAGTTGGGCCAGTGCCTGCACTTGCGGTGGAAGGGTCGGTGTCATCGGTCGTTAGTCCTTTCCAGTGTTTGCGGTTGTGGGGTGTCACGCCGTGCCTCGTGGCCCGTCGCCGATGCCGGCGGTGAGCCGCTTGAGGCGTGCGTCATCGCTCGGCAATAGGGGCGGTTCCCGAACGGGCGGGGCGAGCCCCTTCGCGGCGGCCTGGTGCGCCCGCTGGTAGGCGTCGACGAACGCGCGGCGGGTGAACGGCCGGTCCCGATCGGTGAGGGTGCCGAAGGCGGAGCTCCCGCCACAGGCGGCGAACGCTTCGGCTGCCGCCCAGCCCAGCTCACTACCGATGCGGACAATACCCCAGGCGGTGGCGCTGGTGCGGCGGTCAGTCTCCGCCTCGATGCGGTCGAAGAGTCGGCCCGCCTCGGCGGCGGCGTCCACGTAGGGCTGCGCGTGCCGGCGGATCGTGCTAGGAACCGGGAACATCTCGTTAGGCAGCGGCGTCCACCCGTCGCGGATGCGGATGATCGCGGACTGCACATCGGCGAGCGGCAGGTCGCGCAGGGCGTCGAAGTACACCGACAACATCGGCCGGGACACCTCGCGGTTGAACGTGACGCCGAGGGCGGTGAGACCTGCGGCGAACAGCCTCCGGTGATCCAGGTTGTGGTAGTCCATCAGCCCCCCTCAGCGAAGGCGCGGGCGGCGTCCAGCGTGGCCGCCTCACGCTGGGTGACGCCACGCCCGGGGCGGGAGGGGCGGGGCGCTTCGGGCGCGAGACAGGCGCGGAAATACCTGGCGTTCCAGTCGGCGCCGGGCTTGGTCAGGAAATCCCGACAGACGGTCGCCAATCGCTCCGGGTCGACTGGCTGCCCAGCCGGCGTATCGAGCCCGTCGAGACAGGCGCTGAGCACGGCCACCCAACCGCGGACGCTGGTGCCCGGGGAGGCTTCGCAGAACTCGGTGACGGCGACCCGGGCCCCGCCGGTGTCGGGGAGACGGGTGAGCAGCGCCGCGAACCCCGGAACAGCCTCGCGCGGTGAGGGGTGTTGTAGTTC